AAAACTTTCTGACATCACAAGATATTGCTTGGCAAGAGGCAAGACGCCAACGCAAAGTAAAGCGTTTGGACTTTGAAATCCGTTGAGGACTTATTGGAAAGGTGGTCGAGTGGTTGAAGGCTCTAGTCTTGAAAACTAGCGATGTGAAAGCATCCGTGGGTTCGAATCCCACCCTTTCCGTTTAAATGGTTACGAACTTAACAATTTCTTTAACAGTGTTACGAACTAAACACAATTATTGATGTTTGAAGTTGTGCAATTAGTATATAATAGTAATATGCGCAAAACCCATGGATCAGCATACTTATGAGAACTGGGTGAAAATTAAAGCAACTTTTGAATCTTCTGGTAATACTGACAATATGTTCTATAAAAGAGCAGTTGAAATTGTTAAAACACGAAGAGATCCTCTTGCAAAATATCTTGGAGATGAGAAATGATGCACGAACAAGATGAATTCATAAGCCGTTCTGAAGTTCAGGAGATGATCGATGCTGCAATACGACGACACAACCGTAATGCTTCTATCATTAGTATGTGCGTCGGTTGGGTGGTTCTTTCTTTATTTGCTGAGGGACTTCTAAGACTCGTTGGGGTGATTCCACCCCTACTACCATGGATCAAAATTACTCTGAACTAATTTTTTTAGTTCCCTGGTTTGTTTTATTAATTATTGCAATATCAATGTTTATACAAGGTTGGATGGTTATACATGAATCTCATGGATATAGAGAAAATCCAAAGGTTAAGGGTCATCCAGAAATGAAAGGAGTTAAAAAAGGAGACGGATTAATGGTTGTGAATTTCAATCAAATGCCAGATGAAGATTACAACGAACTTTATGGTCGCATTCAAAGATTAAAAATGGAAGAATTATTTGAGGAACCTTCTAGTTATGAGGATGACGAAGATGACTAAAACTTTTATATCTTCTATATTACTTTTAACATCCATTGGGTTGTTTATCCGATGGGGACTTACTCACGCATATCCACAATGAACTATTCACTAACTTTAAGAGAATGTCCACATTGTCACGGCAATTTGATTGATGATGAAATTAGTGATCCAATTAAAAAATTTTGTGAATCTGGGGCATTTCATTCTAATTTACTATTTTCTGATGAAGGGTGGGTTTGCCCTCACTGCAATGGAGTTATCAAATGAGTTATTATAATTTTATAACATATGAAGTGTTATTGTTAATTATGGCACTTTCAGTTATTAATCATTTCAAAGCAAAGAAGTTTAATTTGGTTTTAAGTATTGCCTCAACTGTACTCACTATTTTTTTATGTACTATTGCATTTTGGTGGATGGTGGATACTGTAGTATATCTAAAATGGGAAGTCCTAAAGTCTCCACTACTTAATAATGGAGTAAAAGAACAGGTTGTTTTACCTATCTAATAAAAGTATTATTCATTTCTATACCTTTTGTTTTAGTAAAGTTTTATTTCGGAACACTAGAAGGATACTATGACACAAGACAATGTAATGGCAATGAAACCACATATCAAACAACGATATGGATTTGTAGCATCGGCATTTGTAAGAATGTGGGGACACACTTCTCTACATGATCATCGTATTGTAGAATTTTGTACTGAATGGGCATATAAAGATGTAAATGCTCCGTTAGGAAGTTTGTATGATGTAGACCAATATTTTTATTACGAATTTAAATCTTGGAGAGGATACTAATGTTACATTTAGTAGAAACACTTGCATCAAGTCCAATCTGGTTGGGACTTTGCGGAGCAGGCTTGACAGTCGTTCCAATCCTGGGTATAATGCTTATACACCGAAATAAATAAAGGCACTTCGGAATGTAGCTCAGTTTGGTAGAGCACTCGCTTTGGGAGCGAGATGTCGCAGGTTCGAATCCTGTCATTCCGATCATAAAACTCACTTTATGAATAAAATGAATCAAGAAATCGACGAACTTCAGTCTTTTACAATCGAAGAGTTTCAGGCAGATTTTGATAATCTGATAGACAAAGTTCAAAATGGTGAATCATTCTTGATAAAAAGTGAGCACGGAAATGCAATAATGGTTCCTTACAACGAAGTCATACGAATATGTGAGGAATCAAATGTGGATTTTGAAGAGATAGTTAAAATTCACACAGATCACGAAGAAGGTTCGTGATTTTTATGGGAATATAGCTTAATGGTTAGAGCGGCCTGCTTATAACGGGTTAGTCTGGGTTCAACTCCCAGTATTCCTACCTTGCTGGTTTACCCATCTGGTGATAGGAGCGTCCTCATAAGACGATATAGGCGTGTTCGATCCACGCAACCAGCACTTGACAGAATCCCTGTCAAACCTGTATAATACATAGGTCAACATTCAAAACAATGACTCTTACAGAAAAATTCAAGAAAGACGTTCAAACTCTTCGTGGTGCAGCAAACGGGGACTTTTATCTTGATGTAAAGAATCCGAAACTTTACAAAAAAGTCCGTCGTTATTATGAAAATGAAGGCGTAGTATTCTCTGGTGATCCTCTGGATGATTATGAGATTCTTATGGAATATGTTCTTGCCGATCTTGAAACTGTTGAGGTTGCTTAATGAAAGTTCTTCTTGAACGCAGTGGATACCGTTTTATTCAAGATGGTATTCTCGAAATCAATGGAAAACCAGATTATCGTATGCAAAAGAAAAATGAATGGACCAAACGTTGGAACGACATTTATCTTTTTGATAACCAAATGCAGTGTCTAACTGCTATGGAGGATCACCAATATGCACGTTGGTTGGATTCTGATAATCCTGGTGCCTATCGTCATTATACATAGTCTCGGTATGACTTAAAACTAGCCCTGGTCGGTGATGAAATCCCCCTTTATGGCAAAATCTAATATATTAAGGTATGTTGGCAACATTCTCCTTTTATCGGGATATTTTATTCTGCTTTGGGGAGATCCAAAAGTTGGATTGCTTGTAAAATGCTTTGGAAATGCTTTTGTAGTTCCATTTGCAATCAAGTATAAGTTTTGGGACATTTTAGTATTATGTGGTTTTTATGCTGCAATTGAGATTCCAAAATTACTTCAACTATCCTTTCCTAGTTTGTTTGTAAACTAGGTGGTGGAGTCAAAATGACCCCTTCAGGTTTCTTGCTTCCTTAAAGAGCAAGTGGTGCGGATGGGACTCTCTCCCGCCTGGTTTCCAATTTCCAGTCAAAGAATTGGTGGCGAGCCTGAGTTATTTGGGGAGGTTGACAACAACCTCCTTTTTTTGTATGATATATAAAAAGAGTTTTAATTAATCTATGAGTGATTATAAAAAAACAGCACTTGTATTGGGTGCTGGTGGTTTCATCGGAAGTCACATGGTTCGCAGACTGCGATCAGAAGGTTATTGGGTTCGTGGAGTAGATCTAAAATTTCCTGAATTTTCTCAAAGTGAGGCAAATGAATTTATTCAGGGAGATCTTCGTGATGTAACATTTGTTGAAAGAGTTATTGAATTCAAAGGATATCTGGGAAACTTTTATCATTTTGTGGCATCAAAATATATTGATACTTTTGATGAGATCTATCAATTTGCTGCTGATATGGGTGGAGCAGGATTTGTATTCACGGGGGAGAATGATGCTGACATTATGCATAATTCCGTAACAGTTAATTTAAATGTTCTTGAGTCCCAACGTCAATTAAATGATTTTAAGGGAGTGAATAAAACCAAAATTTTCTATTCTGGATCTGCTTGTATGTATCCAGAACACAATCAACTTGATCCCGATAATCCAGATTGTCGTGAAGAAAGTGCTTATCCAGCTAATCCAGATAGTGAATATGGTTGGGAAAAACTTTTTTCAGAACGTCTTTATTTTGCCTACAATCGCAATTATAATATTCCTGTCCGTGTTGCCAGGTATCATAATATCTTTGGCCCCGAAGGAACCTGGGAAGGTGGACGTGAAAAAGCTCCTGCAGCAATTTGTCGTAAAGTTGCATATCTTCCTAAAGAAGGTGGAGTAGTTGAGGTATGGGGTGATGGAAAACAAACCCGATCATTCTTGTATATTGATGAGTGTATTGAAGCAACTCGTCGTATGATGGAATCTGATTTCATCGGTCCAGTTAATATTGGTTCAGAGGAAATGGTAACTATCAACCAACTTGTAAAAACTGCTGCAAAAGTTGCTGGTAAAGATGTAACCAAAGTGTATAAACTTAATGCACCCCTTGGAGTTCGTGGACGCAACTCTAATAACGATTTAATTCGTGAGAAATTGGGGTGGGATTATTCGCAAAGTCTTGAAGAAGGAATTCGTAAGACTTATGATTGGATATTGCAACAAATTTCAAGAAAAGTATGAATAATTTAATTATTACAAATTCTTCTGGACTTTTTAGTACTTTACTTGGATTTTTTTTCTGGGTTTATTTATTTGAAAATAATAATTTTGATATTGATTTAAATTTTCATACTAGAAATAAAAGTGGTCCTAACGAAAAAAAATATTATTTTGCAGAAATTGTTGAGTCTAACTTATTTCCAAAGAAACTATTGTTTGAAGAAAATATTTTTTTGAATATATTTAAAGAGAATAAATTTTTAGTTAAAGATCATAATCTAGACGATTTTTTATTTACACATTTATATCCATCTGATATTAAAGAATTTGATGAGTATGTTCCAGAATGTTTAAAAGTTTATAGGGGTAGGGGATTTTATAGTGATCAATATGAAAATAAAGAAATAATAGATCAAATTAGAAAATGTTATTATCAAGGATGGAAAGTTTTTGAACTTACTGACGAACTAAAAAAAATTTCAATTGAAGAAGAAAAACTTATATCTTCAAATACTTTATGTGTTATGCTTAGAACTTCCTTGCATTATGATGGGTATGGGCATAATTCTGAAAAAATTTTAGAATCTGCTGTTAGGCAAGTCTCTAGTGTAATAGACGATTATGATAAAGTATTAATCACAACTCAAGTTCAACCTTTTTATAATAGATTTAAACAAGTTTTTGGTAATAAGTGTGTTTCTCCAGAGAGACCAAAAAGATTATCAAGTGATATGGATTGGATTGGTGTCAGTGATTCTATGAGTGATGATGATTATATTGAAGAATTAAAATATTGTTTATTGGATGTAATTCTTTCTAGTAAATGTAATCATATTATTGGTTCAAGTAGTAATATGTTTTTAGGTGCTTTATCTATGAATCCAAATATTGATTATAGTTTAATAACAGATCTTTCTAATTTTAATGGATTATGAGTAACATTTATGTTTTTGATTTAGATCATACTTTATGTGATACTAAAAAGGATGATAGTGGGAGATGGTTATATTTTGAATCTGTTCCATATTCTGATAGAATAGAAAAGGTAAATGAATTAAAAAATGAAGGGCACACAATTATAATAGAAACTGCAAGAGGAAGTGATTCAAAAATAAATTATTATGAAAAAACTTATAATCAATTAGTTTCTTGGGGGTTAAAATTTGATTTTCTTAGAACTGGAGTTAAGTTTTCTGCAAATTATTATATTGACGATAAAGCATTAAATAGCGAGGATTTTTTTAATGGCAAGCATTCAATCACTGATTAAAAAGTCTCCATCTTGGATTCAAAAAATTTATTATAATACTGTTCCATTTTCTCAAAGATATGGAAAAGTTTTTACTGAAACTTATAATTTTCTCTTAGAAAGTGAAAAATGGAGTAGAGAAAAACTAGAACAATATCAATTAGAAGAATTTAAAAAGTTAATAAATCATTGCTATACAAATGTCCCCTATTATAAAAAAGTTTTTGATGATAGAGGATTAACTCCAAATGATTTTAACTCAATTTCTGATATAACTAAACTTCCATTTCTTACGAAGGATATTATTAGAGAAAATTCAAATGATTTAATTGCAAAAAATATGAAAGATCAGAAGTCCTATGAGTTCAGGACAAGTGGATCTACAGGAAAGAAATTGGTTTTTTATGCAACTGATGATGTTTATAAAAAAGAAGCTGCATTTGTTCTTCGTTCATATGAAAAACATGGAGCTCATTTATATGACAAACCAAGTGTTTGGTTGAGAAGATATGTCCCTGTTGATAGAAATTCCGATCTTTGGTATTATGATTATGAATTAAATCGTCTTTACATGTCTGCGTATCATCTAAATGATGATACTATAAAAGATTATATTTCTAAAATCAATTCTAAGAAATATCATACCCTTGTTGCATATCCTTCTAGTATTTACGTTCTTGCTTGTCTTTGCGAAAAGCACAAATTAAAATTGGATACAATTCAAAAAATTCATGTTTCTTCGGAAATGATGCTTCCCGAATGGAGAAAAAAAATTATAGAAGTTTTTGGAATAGTTCCAGTTGCTCATTATGGTGCGATTGAAAAAGTTTGTTTTATGCACCAATTAGAAGATAGTGAAAAATATTATGAAAATCTACAATATGGTGTAACTGAGTATATTGATCAGGGTGATGGAACTCATACAATTGTGGGGACTGGGTTTCTTAATTACTATATGCCATTTCTTAGATATAAGACTGAAGATAGTGTTGTATTAAATTCAAATCCTGGTGATTTTGATAAAGTTTCTAGTATTAATGGAAGAACAAGTGATATCTTGATTGCTGAAGATGGTTCACAACTTCCAGGAGTTAATTTTTATAGTTGGATTGATAAAAAAGTTCCTGGAGTTTCTATGTTTCAAATTGTTCAGAAGAGTAGAAAAGATGTGACTTTTAGTTTTGTTGGTAGCAATCAGTATTCTGAAAAAACTATTTCTGAAATTAAAGAAGGTCTTACCTCTAGACTGGGTAATCTTAATTTTACTATTACTAAGGTAAGAGAGATTAAAAGAAATGAGACCACTGGAAAAATTCGTTGTATTGTTAACAATATTTTGAGTTCTTATTCCTCAAAAGAATTATATGATAAACTCTATAATTTAAAAAAGCAAAATGGAACTCACTCCCCAAGTATTAATACTATCATAGAAAATATACCAGAAATTCAATGTAATATTGATGCTTGTTTTTTGAGCAATCCTTATGCAACTGATTTATTTCTAAAAAGATTTAATCAAGATTTAATTGTCCCAAATAATATTCGTAATTATCTTGAACTTTATCCACAACAAAATAAATTCGTATCCAAAAAGATTTCCGAATATATTGGTATTCCTTCTGAAAATATTTTAATAGGTAATGGGGCTATTGAAATTATTGAAAAGGTAATGAATAATATGGTAGGCAAGATTTTAATCGGTCTTCCAACATTTTCTTCTTATTATGAATTTAATAAAGATTGTGAAATTGTTAAGAGTGAAAAAAAATTAGATTCTGTAGAAAATGTAGTAAGTGAAGTTAGGAGAACTTCTTCCAATAATCTTCTTTTAGTTAATCCAAATAACCCAACAGGTCATTATATTATTAAAGAAGATTTAAAACATATTTTGTCACAATTAAAAGATTTGAATACTATTATTGTTGATGAAAGTTTTATTCATTTTGCAACAAAAGATAATCCAAATGATGATTCTATAGGAGAATTTGTTCTTGAATATCCAAATTTAGTTGTTATTAAAAGTATGTCAAAGGATTTTGGCATTGCTGGTATTAGGTGTGGATATGCTATAATGTCAAAGGAAAAGGTAAAACTTTTTATTGAAAAAGGTTTCCTTTGGAACTCTAATGGCATCTCTGAGTATTTCTTTAATTTACTTTCGGATAAATCTTTTATTGTAGAATATGAAAAAACTAGAATTAAGTTTTTAGAAGAGTTTGAAGAATTTTTTGAAGAACTTAATAAAATTAAAGAAATTCAAGTATATGAATCAAAAACAAATTTCTTTCTAATTGATCTTAAAACTAAAAAGTCTTTTGATTTTATGTGTTGGATGTTGATTGAAAAGGGAATTTATGTGAGATGTATGGATGATAAAATTGGAATGGGTATTGATAGTGATACTTTTGTTAGAATTGCTGGAAAGACCCGTGAAGAAAACAACTACATAATACAGTCAATTAAAGAATTTATTGGTGAAGTATAATTTATGAATATTAGTTTCATTGGATTGGGAAAACTTGGACTACCTCTTGCTTGTTGTTTAGCTAGATCTGGAAATAGAGTCCTTGGAATAGATAAAAACCCATATTTCATAAAAAAATTAAATAATAAAGAACTTCCTTTTTATGAACCAGATTTGAATAAATTTTTTATTCATAGTGGAGATGTGGATCCTCATCCAAATTTTATGGGATTTACAGATTCATATGAAAATATTTTTAAAGATACTGATGCTACTGTGATTCTAGTTAATACTCAAAGTGATGATGGTGGATATTCGTCTGCAATTGTAGAATCAGTATTGCAAGAATTTTCTGAAAATTTTAAAAATTCAAACAAAGATTATCATTTAATCGTTTTATCTTCTACAGTTCTCCCAGGTACTATTAAAAAATTAATTTCTCTTGTTGAAAAAGTATCTGGCAAAAAATATGAAAAAGATTTTGGATTTTCTTATGTCCCCGATTTTGTTAAACTGGGAAATGTTATTCATGATTTTAAAAACCCAGAATTTTTCTTGATAGGTGCAAATAATATTGAAGATATTATACTTACAAAATCTATTTGGTATAAATTTCACGATAATAATCCACCATGCAAAATTTTAACTCTTGAGGAAGCTGAAGTAGCTAAAGTTTCTTTAAATGCTTTTATAGTTAATAAAATTTCATTTGCAAATTTTTTGGGTGAAGTTTGTGATGGCATGGAAAATGTGAATGTTCATAATATCACAAATGTAATAGGACTGGATAAAAGAATCTCCCCTTATTTTTTTGGATACGGAACTCCTTATGGTGGGACTTGTTTTCCAAGAGATACTACTGCTTTTATTAAATTTTCTGAAGATAGAGGAAAATCGGCAAAACATTTAATTTTTGCTGAAGAAGTTAATCAGATGGTGTATAATAGTTTGTTTGAAAAAGTAAAATCTTATCAAAATATTGCTATTCTTGGTACATCGTTTAAACCAAACTCTCCAGTTACAATTGGTTCTCCTAGTGTAACCTTAATCAACTATCTTGAAAATGCAAATAAAACAATTTATTGTCATGATTTTCTTAAAGAAACTTTTGAAAACTTAAAATTATTTCAAGGTGTTGGAGTTACAACTTGCGATGAAGTGCAAGACTGTATTGATAAATCTGAAGTCGTTATTGTAATGCATCCGGATAAAAGATATAAGGATTTTAACTATTCTAATGTAAATGTTATAGACTATTGGGGAGTAATTTGAATCATGGCAAAGAAAAAATTTAAACTAATTGATAATTGTTTTTCCTGGGTTGGTAAAGGACAGCACGGAGAAAATTTGGGTGGAGCTACTCCTAATAGAGTTCCCAAATATATTGAGTGGGTTCATGAAGGATACGGTAATCACCAATCTACTTTTAACAATCTGACCAAAAAAGATAAAACATTCTATACTGAGGATTTAATCCTTCTTGGACTTGAAGATAATAAAAGTGCTAAGAAGTATGGGTATCTATTTGAACCAAAGTGGTACAATAAAACTGCAGTATACATCAAAAATAATCCTGATAAATTTGTGGAGCATTATGATGCTATTTTTACTCATGATCAAGAATTAATAGATATTAACCCAGATGTTTTCAAATTTGCTTATGGTCAGGGATCTATCATTGAAGAAGTTGGCATTTTTGATAAAACAAAATTAGTTTCTTCTATTTTATCTGATAAAGCAATGTCTAATGGGCATAAACTTAGAATTGAAATTGGTAAACAACTAGAAGAAAGTGGACAAGTTGATTGTTTTGGAAAATTGCATAACAAGTTTCTTGATAAAAAAATTATAGGAATGAAGGATTATATGTTTTCATTTGCTTTTGAAAATGATGTTTATCCTCATTATTTTACAGAAAAACTTCTTGATTGTTTTTTGACAGGAACAATTCCAATTTATTTGGGAGATCCAGAAATTGGAAAGTTTTATAATATTGATGGAATTATTCAAATTGATTATAAAGATGGTGGAATTGAATTTAATTCTGAATGTTTAACTGAAGAATTTTATAAAGATAGACTTGATGCAGTAAAAGATAATTTTGAAAGAGTTGTGGATCGGCAAAGTGTTGAAGATTATATCTATCTAAATTATTTTAACGATTAAGATTGATATGATAGGAATGAATTCTTTGGGTAAAAATGGTAGAATTGGAAATCAACTTTTTCAATATGCAGCACTAATAGGTATTGCAAAAAATCGTGGATTTGATTTTTGTATTCCTGACCATTCTCAAATAAAAGTTTTTGAAGATAGTTCTGGAAGATCTGAATATCATCAATTACAAAAATGTTTTAAACTTTCATATCTCAATGGTAGATATGGATATATTGATGGTGATATTGTTGAATTGAATCAGCACCATTTTTGTAAAGAATTATTTGACGAATGTCCAGATAATGTAACTCTTCATGGACATTTTGAAAGTTATAAGTATTTTGAAAATGTTCATCAAGAACTTAAAAAAGACTTAGAATTTCATGAAAATATAAAAGAAGAATCTGAAAAATTTCATAAAAAAAATAATCTAGAAAATCCTGTTGCAATTATTATACGACGTGGAGACTTTCTTTTATATCCAAATTGTCATCCTGTGTGCGATTCTCAATACTATGAAAAATGTATGAATCATTTTGAAAATGATAGACAATATGTAATCATTTCGGATGACATTGAATGGTGTAAAAACCAAAATATTTTTTCTGGTAATAATTTCTATTTTGTGGATAAGACTCCCAATAAACTTATGAAAGCACATTATGATATGTGTATCGGTTCTATTTGTGATCATTTTATTATTTCAAATAGCACTTTTGCTTGGTGGATTTCTTGGCTTGGGTCAAATCAAAATAAACAAGTTTACATGCCAGATCCTTGGTTTGGTGCAACTTATAATGAATGGATTACTGACGGATATTATTCAACATATAGCATTAAAATTGGGAGGAAAATTTAAATGATTGGATATAATAAATTGGGAAACAATGGCCGTTTGGGTAATCAAATGTTTCAATATGCCTCATTAAGAGGAATTGCGGCAAAACATGGATATGAATGGTGTATTCCTCCTGAAAATTGTGTGAACGATTCAAACTATGGTTTGTTTGAAACATTTGAGATGACTAATGTAAAACCACACAATATTGGATACGTGAATGGACCTACAATTCAAGAATCCAATCATAATTTAGATTCAAATTTATTTGACAAATGTCCAGATAATGTAAACATACATGGATATTTGCAAACCGAGAAATATTTTAAACATATAAAAGAACAAATTCTTGAAGATTTTGCATTTAAAAAAGATTACTTAGATCCTTGTAAAAATTTTATTGAAAGTTTGGATAGGCCACCTATCTTTTTACATATTCGCAGAACAGATGC